GCAGTTCCTTCATCTTGCCAGCAGCAATCTCGTTCTCAATCTGAAATAGCATTGAGAACTTGGTGCCAACCTTCGTGGCTTCTTCTTCTGGATCGTTCTGTTCCAGGCACTCGATCACTTCGAAGTTTGCTTCCACGCAATCTCTGTCACTTCCTTTCATCTTGACAACCTTGAGAGCTGTCGAGAACTTCAGGGAGTAGACACCAGCAACAGGAACTTCAAACCCTGGCAGGTCTTCGATGTCATCAATGCTCTTGTCGAGCAGGCCCAGATTGAATTGCTTTTCAGCCATTTGCTTCTTTCGTTGGATCGCCGGTATTGGATGGATATTCAGCTAGTGACCGGCAGCACTAGCAGAATTCTTACTTGGCTGCTTCTTGGCAATCAGCTGCACAAGCAGCATAGCCAGCGATATCAACCAATGAATCACGATGACCTGTGTTGGTAGCCAGTCGTGCTACCTTCATGAGAATCATCATCATAGCAATGTCTTGTGGCGTACTCTCTGCCTTGCGTTGACGCTGATAGATGTTCCAGTATTCAGCGATGTTCTTGAAGTTATCTTCTGGATTACCGTACGCTTGGTTGCGATCAGTGGTAGTAATCCGAACTGCTTCCTTCAGAAGTTTTTCTCTTGGCGACATGATGCTTCCTATTCAAAGAGTTTGAGAAGAGTATCCCCTGGCTTGAGTTCCTTGCCAGTTCTGCTACCGGCCAAGACATTTGCTTTGGCAGTGGTGCTAGAGATAAGACGATGTGCTCTGTTCATAATTTCACAGTAGACAACATCGTCAAAATATTTTGCGAAAACTTTTGAAACATTCGAGGTGCCGCCAATAGGAACTATCTTCTTCGTTCCATCTTCCATTTCAACCATCATCTCATGCGAGACAACCACAATGTTGAAAGGCGCAACTTGAATCGTAGAACCAATGCGCTCAAGTATGCGACCTTGCTTGCCATACTCGTCCCAACCAGCCTTGGCATCGAAGTTATCCTTTGCAATTGCATCACGCATAATGTAGTTCATCGCGCTCTCAGCAAGTTGTGAGTAGCTCTCGATGACAACAATGTCTTTATCGACACTGAGTTCGTTGATATCAATGGTGGAGAGGAGTGCAGGATCTTTGCAGATCGGGCAAGATACTTTGCCATGCGTGTGACAGATAGTTGACTTGCCACCTTTCAACACCTTGAGCATAGTCTCTATGCCCATTGGATAGGTTTGCTTGTCAGGAATGCGAAACAGTTCGATGTTCGGCAGCCATGCTGGATTGCAAAGCTCTGGATTCAACAGAGTCTTGACACTATCCTCTAAGTCAAAGTACCAGAGCTTGTACTTCTCTGCTAGTTTGCCAATGGCGGCAGTCTTGCCTGATTTGGGTGGGCCGTAAACTAGGATGTGCCGTGCGGATTGCGTTTTGTATTCAGTGAGTTTCATAATTAATCTATGCTTCCTATCAGGTTTGTTTCTTCAACGGGTTGTGGATTGGATTGATTCTTCTCGTGTTGTCGTGCTCGGATTTGAGAGATAGTGAATGAGAAGTCTACTCGCTCTGCTTCAGCATCTTTAGGAAGATCTCGGGGGGTAGCAAGGTTGCTGGTGAGATTACATGTGCCAAAGAACTCACAACGGCGCATAAAGTTATAGCACGACTCTCCTCGCTTGGGATAGAAGTTAAGTTGGTGGTAGGTGCTAAGCGTTGCGTGGTCAAGTAACACGTCATTGATCCACTCTGCTTTAAGCGCCGTGCTTTTAGTAAAGGGGAGCAGTTGCCATTCCTGTGCAACAGTTGAATAGACACAGTAAAATACTTCGTAGCTGGTGTCGTCTCGAAGTTGGTCGATGAGAACTGCATATGAGAGAGCTTGCGATGAATTGGCATACTTTGCTTCCTCTATCTCTTTGAAGCCATCCGTCTTATTCTCTTGAATAGCCAGCTTATGAGTGTACTTATGCTCCAAGATGCAGTCGATGTGGCAGTAGTGCTTGTAGCCATTCTCGAAGTCAACTGAGAAGGATAGTTCAATAGCTGGTTTCCCAGACGGTAGTGTCCAGACTTGCCAATCCTCCAGTGTTTCCTTATGGAACTCGGCATACTTTTGTATAGCGAGTGTGGCTTGCCAAATGCTTTTCTTCTTCTTTTCGATGGCAGCGACATAAGGTATTCTCCAGGCGAGCATTCCATTGAAAATGCCAGCGGCCATATCAAAATCTGAAGCTAACAGTGCTTGTATTCCAGCGCCTACACTATGACCAAAAGCAAAGTCAACGTTGCTAGATTGATTACCGCCACCAGCTGCACGAGCTTTGATGTGTTGGAACTTACGAGCGCAAGCATGAAGCTCGCACAGAATGCTGAAAGAAGTGACATTTCTATACGCCTGTAGTTTCTGATAGTCCTTATCTGCTGTCTCCGAAAAGCTCAGACTGATTGGGCGTAGTGCATTCAGTTTGTCTAGGGCTGACATAATAAGCCTTGAATAGATGGATTGTGTAGTTGCGTTCGTCAATGGATAGCGCGCGAAACCAGATCGCAAGACGAATGATGATTCGATCTGCGACAATGTAGTTTGGCTGATTCGCAAACGCGAATGCAGCAGGATAGATGAGATAGCCAGCATCGAAGTTCGACAGGGGCGCACCTACTGTTGGCAGTATCTCGCCAAAGATAGGCGCAGGCCACTCTACATCGTAAGACTTCGAGCGACAGGCGTAGACGAAGCTACGCACTACGTCGTTAACTAGTGCCTTCCTCATAGGTCATCGACACTTGTCTTTGGGATGCGTGAGGAAACAGTGCTCTTGGTTTTGCCTGTTATCTCTTTGACAACGCTGACACCAGTGTGTCTTACTTGGCCAGCAATCAGCATCTTGATTTCGCTGTCATCGAGCAGGTGTACCAGTTCTTCGTACTGGATAAGAGCACCGTGTATTGCAGATAGATGCACTGGCAGCATTGGGTCTTGCTCCAAGAGTTTCGCACCAATCTGCTGAATGCGACCTTGCACATCTAGCTTGATGAAGTCAATGTCTGCGCTCATAGCAGTTTTCCTTGTATCTCATGCTTGATACTTTGCAACTTCTCAAGGGCTGAGAGTTTCTTCTGAGAAGGCGCCATTGGTTCGAATCCCTTCTCATAGATAATCATCTCGTAGTGCTCTACCGTGGAAGATCCTGGGATGATAGTCAGCACTTGGTCAGCTACTCTCATTGCGAAGATATCACCGCGATTGACTACTTCATATACAATCGTGGAATGAAAGAGAGCCTTGCTAGGGATGCAGCGTATATACGCTTCTCCGTTGTAGATGAATGCTTTCATCAGAGATCTCCTGATTGAGTTGCTTTGCCATGTGACTTCTTGAATTGCTTTTGTTTCTTTCTGAGCTGCGCTTGTTCCTGCATTGCTTGCGCAGTGTGGCTTGCGATAGCTGGGCGGATATCTATGTGAGTTCCCCAACCCATTGCAAGTAAGGTAGCAGCGATTTGAGTGAGTTTCATTTCATTCCCCTGATTGCGTCAGCGCAGCGACGGCACGCGCCGTCGTGGTAATTGGCAACGTGATCGCTGGGCCGGTTGACTTGCAGCGATTCACACAGCGCGGCGCAGCGTTCGCGCTCTGCACGCAGCACTTCGTTCTCGCGCTCTTGCTGCTGCTGTGATGGTTGCGCCGTAGGCAATCCATAGAGGGCAATTATTTCTCGGCCAATGGCGCAAGCCAAATCAACGTCCATCGTTTTCTTTTCGTTCTCTGGCGCGCACCATCCCCTAGCAATCGCCCCGAGTAATGCTTCCTCCGGCTCTTGCTGCTGTGATGGTTGCGCTGCTAGCCACGCCCGTGCGGCGAGTTGAAATTCGTCCCGATTTTTCCGCCCGCCGCTGTTTAGCACTGGCGGTCTCTTTCTGTCAGCCTGCGATTCGGCGTAAGTGCCACAAAGCATGATGGACCCATCATCGGCGTCGAAGCATTCCATCGCTTTGATGAAGGCTATCTTGTTATCGGAATCGAGCTTCGTGAACGTGTTGTTGTCGTGCATCACCCATCTGGTCAGTGGGGACGGCTGTGATGGTTGCGCTTCATGCGCAGCGAGCGCAGCGCGGGCTTGAAGCACAAACCAACCAAAGTTAGCAGGAATATCTGCCGTCTTTAGGTCAATATCTGCGAAGTTGCGTAGCGCCTGTTCAATCGTTGGTGTGGTCATGGTGTTTGATCTTTCGTACACACCAGCGTATAGTTAGTTGTCTTTTGTTGCTTCCGTGTTTCCACGATGAATTCTTCGCACAATTCCTTGGTAGGTATGTTGCGAATATACATCTCTACGGTGTAGATTGGGCCAATGGCAAGTAAGAGTAGTGTCCACATGATTAGCTCCTAGCTAATAGAACTAACGCCACGTCTATTGCGCAGCAGGTTGAGATACTTCTTGCTAATGGCTTCTACCTTATCGGAGTCAAAGGTAGTTTTGGTGTCGAGTGCATAGTCCATCATCTCGATGAAGCTGATTGCATCGAATGCCATTACGTAGCCTACCTTCGCAAAGAGATGAGGCCACCAAGTATCTAGCTCTGTTCTGAGTGCGTTAAAGCTCTCAGGAAACAGGTAAATTTTTTCATCAAAATTTGCACCTTCTCTGGCAGGTTTGTTCATCCTGCCAGGGGTGCTGTCTACTGGCAGCGCACTGCTGTAGTCGATAGCTTCCTGCCGTGGAGCATTGGCATGATCCTTTGCCAATGATGGCAAGGTAGTAGGAAGTACGGTGCGCTTCTCACGTGTCATAGTGCGGCTCCAGAGTTTTTAAGTAGAAAGCAAACCTGTTTCTTCTCAGGTTCACGCCGGATAACTAGCTTGCCATAGGCCGGCAGGTCTAGTCTCTTGCGACTAACATTGGCGCGTGACTTCTCATTCTGCACCATGTTAATAACTGTCTGGATGTAGGCAGGATTGCTTACTTTAACAACTACCCACTGATCGTGGTTAGCTTGCTTAAGCTTTTCCCAGATACCTTCATAGTGTCTCATTCTGTAGAGCTTTCAGCGTTGAGCGTTTCGATAGATACTATTTCGATGCCGCCGCGTCTTGGTGCGCGTGTTGGGGCGCCAAGCCAAAAGATAGCATGGCTAACAACTTCATCGAAGCGAGCACAGAGACTTAAGTCTGTGACTTCTAGTATCATCTTAGGAGTTTGGTGTAGCTTATGTAGAGCTACTCGTAGAGACTCGTATGCACGGCGATCTGCAACGTGCAGAGTCAGTCTATTACCTGCGAACAGGGATTTATACAAATCAGCTGGTGTCGCGTTCATCATTTAGATGAGAGTTTACACTAAATGCTGAATTATCTAGTGTAAAATCTCTGGTAAGGTTGAGCAGTTTTATTTGTCATGCTCAGGACTAAGCCACTGGTCAGAAATGATGGACGTGTGGCAGATATTACTGTTAGGAACCGATGATGTTGTAGCCTTCCTGCTCGATCAACATCTTGGTAATCTCAGCCCTGTCATCAGGCGTGAGAGCTTGCACTTCCTTGCCAAAGGCCAGCTTGGTTTGGCCTTCCTTGACACCGAAGAATTCAACGCAAGCAGCCATGAAAGTCTGCTGCGGACGATTGGAATTTGCCACAGTAAAGTGCTCCGTAGTGGATTGATGACAAGTAAGTCGGATACCTACTCATCTTAGTACGCACTAGCCAACCGAAGTTGTTTTATGCTTTGACTTGCTTAGTGGATCAACGAAAGGCTTGAAAGTGCTTCGCAGTTACCATCTAATGCGTACTAAGATAAGTGGGCAGTTTTACTACATGCCCAGGTAGTCTCCGCACTGTGCTTCTAGTACCGTGTACACCAACTCAGTTAGTGTGCGTGTACGCCAGCCGAGATTAGAGCGCCTCTGCGACGTTCTTTTCTTCTGCCTTCAGGTACTTGGCAGCACGCTTGGTGAGATCCTCGTAGCAAGCAGTGTGGTCTTCCAAATTCTCAGTCTTGCTGGCCCAGACATTGAGCAAGTCAAGCAGCTTCTGAACAGCAGGCTTGTCGTTCTTGATACGACGCAGCTGCACCTTGAAGTGCATGATTGCCAGCTTGACCTTCTTCTCCTCGTAGCCAACGACTTGCGTCATGACATGATGGTAGTCATCCAGCATGGCAGTCCAGTCTTCGTCGCTGATAGCAGCACCGCCACGTTCGCCACGCGGAGTATTGGAAATCGCGGTGAGAGTCAGCTTGTTCAGATCGAAGTTGGTTGCAGTGAAGGTTGCTTCCGGCGCGTTATTCTCACGCCAGTCTTGGATCTGCGCACGACCAGCAGAATCAATCATGCCAGTGACTGCTTCCAGGATCAGCTCTGCTTCTTTGCCAGCGCTTTGTAGGAAAGCAATCAACTCAGCGTAGGTGGGAACCGGAAGCACAGCCTTGACATCAGGATGCTTGCGACCAGCGCCAATCACCTTGCCTTCGTCGTCGCGGATCTTGTCTGTTTTGAAGAAGTAGTTGAACTGCAAACTGGTAGCAGTGCCAGGGGTAACAACAGCAGCAGGTTGCGCAGGGGTTTGGTTGGTATCAGTCATTGAGATAATCTCCAAGTTACGGGGTTGACCCCCGATGTGGGGGAATCTTCACTATTGCACAAAGCCGCTCGCGTGTCAAGCGACTTTTGCACTCTATCTTAGAGTGTCCTTTCTTTCTTGATCCCATTGTGTTGAAGTTTCAAATAGAGTTCTCCTTTCTCTGGTAGATTGAATAGCGCAGGTATTTCGTCGAACCACACAGGTTCTATGATTGCTGCATGCGTGTCATCTCTGGTAAATCTGGTGGACTGAAGTAGCTCCCTGATAAACGCCCCTTTCAAGCTTCTCTTGATTTGGATGAGTTCAGGCTGAACACCATAGGCAATTACGAATGCCTTGATTTCCAGTTCGATAGTAAGCATCACGCTACACTTCCTCACCACTGCGATGATTGATTCTTCCACGTAATGCTTCACTTTGTTTCTCCTTCTTTTCTTTCAGGCCAGCCAGGAACATTGATCCAAACACCGTCGAAGTTATAGGCCCGTATCTTCAAGGGGCCTATCTGATCTTCTTGCAGATAATCTCCGATGAATTTACGCTGTGCATCTGTTAATGCGCCCCACCACATATTGACGAAGCTAAGATGCCTTGCGTATGTAGATTCATTTGCCATTGATAACCTCAATTTCTATGTTGCCTTCTTTCTCCTGCATTCTAGAGTTGAAGAACTCTAACTTGGCTGCAAGAGTATCGCCTTTGATCCTTGGCTTGGATGCTGCCTTAGCCAACAGCTTAGGTGGCATCACAATGTAGAGTTCTTCGGCTGCTCTGGTGATTGCAGTGTAGATCAATTCACGCGAGCACATAGCTGCATGGCACTCATGCAACAAGAGAAAGACTCTGCGACACTCGCTGCCTTGCGCTTTATGCACAGTGATAGCATAGCCAAAGACAGCAGCGTTGAATGTGGCGCTCTTGGTTATGTATTCTTCAGCGCCACTATCAAGAAACCTAACTTTGATCTGGTGACTAGCTTCTGCTGTCCTGTCAACAACATCGCTAGCATGGAGCAGCATCATGTCGATGGTTTCTTCGCTGATATCTTCATCGAATACTGATCCTGCACCGTGGCCACCATTGCCCCAGCGATTCAAGGTCTTAGAAGGTGGCTGCGGCCACTTGCCAAGATAGCGAGGATTCCTCTCAATTGACAAGATGATTGCTTCTTGCTTGTCGATCATCAACTTGTCACCGACCGCATAATAGTACTTGTTGAAGCCAGCAATGATTTCGTAGACAAGCAAGTCTTTTGATTTAGCGATGTAGTCAGCGATCGCCAGATTCAATTCATCGCTGCCAAACGATTTGTTCCACGGACAGAGCACTAAATCTTCTTCAGGATCGTAAGTACCATCCTTCATCCAGAGAGTAAGCTGCTGCTGCATCAAGTCGAGAGCATCTTCCTTCTCAATGATCTTCTTCCAAGGATGCAGAGTAACAACTCCTCTGCCTGCACGCTCCAACCTAGTTTTAACTGTCACGTTGCGAGGATCGAATCCCATCGGTGCGCCCCACAAAGAGAGAGCATCAGCCTTGAATCCATCGAAAGAATTATCCTTCACTGCCAGTGCGCAGCTAATGATAGGCGATTCCAGGGCTTGCCTATAGACCTTAGTCAGCTCGATGATAGGCAGTTCCAAGAGTTTCTTACCCAGTATCGCTTGTCCGTAGACAGGAGGCAGCTGATTCAAATCTCCCAGAAAGATAAACTGTACTTGCGATGGATCAGGCAGCGCAGCTAGCAGCTCGTTAAAGTAATCAATACTCAACATGCTGCTCTCATCGACGATGATAAGCTTCAAAGTAGATGGTAGTGGATTCATCCGATTGCGTGCTGGCTGAAAGCGCATCTTATTCACGCTTTTGCCTTGCTCCTCATCCCATTCCTCGTAGTAGAATGGTTCGTACTCTACCAGCTTATGGTAGGTGATGCAATGACTCTTGAGGTCTGCACCCATCTGCTTAGCAATGTTTCTCACTGCTCGCCTTGTATAGCTAATCAGTGCAACTCCTGGAGCACCAGCATCCAGATACTTAGTGCTGCAATGCAGTGGAGGAATGCGATGATTCTCTAGCAGATTGAGAAGAATCGCTTTTAGCGTGGTTGTCTTGCCAGTGCCTGCTGCACCGATAAGACAGAACGAACGACCGAAGTAAGCATGGTCGATAGCTGATTGTTGTTCTTCGTTCCAGTTCAATCCACCACTGCTAGAGTGATGCATCGGAGCTTCTGGCAGTTTGTCTGCTGGTTTCAGTCCCAGCGCCAGCTTGCGAGCTGCTTCTTCTAGTTGCAGCTTCGCCTCTTTGGCCGCTTTCGCATTTGCTACCAGCTCTTTTGCTCGCGCGATAGCTGCGATCATCTGTTCTTGGTTGAGTGCCATGATTACTGCTCCTTTCTGAGAGCGATTCTGGATTCTTCTGGAGATGCTATTGACGACAGCCAATAGCGAGCGATAGCATCGACTGCATGCAACCTGTGAGTCTTGCGAAGATAAGCGCGGCTCTCAATTGAGAGATTGTTCCACCACTTCATTGCAAGACGCGATTGTGCGAAAGTAATACTTGGTTTGTTAGCCATCACAGTTCCCCTGCTTTGCTAATCTTAGCTGCCTGCTGCTCGCGTGCGCGGTTTTGCAGGTAGTAAAGAGCATTTGCCTTAATATACGCGACTTTCGTTGGGAAGTCAGCAGGCTTAGGTGCTACCAAAGGAACCTGCTCACTGTTTGGCGCCCCAATCGACGCATCTTCGTACTCCTCGAAGTCTACTGTGAATGCTTCTTTGTTATCCACATAGACTGACATGATCTTGTCCAGTCTTGTTCTGACTGCATGTAGTATCGCAGTTCCTTGCGGACATTCAGAGATAATGATCTCCGCCATCAATTCAATCTCGTCCTTATCGAAATCAAGTATCGTTCTTTCACTGCCTAGAAATATCGTGCTCATCCATCCTTGCGCATCTGCCTCGTATTTAGATGGCAGATGTGCTCTGATCCATCTCCAGAGTGCTTTATTGCTAACTGGTGTGATCCAGCTATCCCTCAGCTTCTTCAGCGCTCTTTCAGCTGCTATTGCTTTCTCTTTCTCAATCAAATCGTTAACGCCTTCTTCGTATTCCTTCTTGATATCGAAGCAGACGTCAAGATAATCATTTACATTCTCAAAGGCATCATTCTGATTGAGTCTGTTGATCTTGAACTGTGGGAATTTGAACCGCTGGCTATCTAGATAATAGTGCCAGTATGCAAGTGCAAAGAGTCTGTTCATATTACTCTGCACTATGTGAAGTGGAGGAAGGCTAGGAACTTCCTGCTTTACACTTCCTAAGCTATGCAGCACAGCCAAGAAACAAACCCTCAGAATGTTATCTTCTCCTGGAGTCGTTTCATGATCTTCAGCTTGCTTCGCTAGTCTGTTCCATTCGCTGCGTGCAAATGCCAGACACCTGTTTCTATCCATGCTGAATACTGGGTGCAGAACAACCATATGATCCCAATGACTGAGATAAGGCATATGTCCTGCAACTGTCTCGTATTCTAGCACTCCAATCTGCAAGCCTGAACGAGCGCATAACAGATTATACTTCAATCTTATTGACATAAATCTTTCCTTTCTAGCACTTAAGGTTAATTATTGTCTTGGTGGCGAGTTTAAGGACTTAAAACTTGCTGGTAAGCACTGAACTACCTTGCTCTCGCTGTTCTTCAATCCACAGCCATTGCAGCCCGACAGCGGTAGCATAAAGCTCTCTACCATTATCATGTAGATCAATTGCAATGAATACCTTTCCTGCACTGCCTGCACGATGCGGAGGCGTTGCATGCACAACAGTGTATTCAATTCCATGGAAAGCTACTTTGGTATCTCCCAAAGTTACGGGCTTGCCATCTGTTATCCGTGTGAGTTTGTAAGGCATGTTCGTTACTCCTCAAGTTTAGTTGCGTAGTCAGACACCAGGATTGTGAGAAGAATCCCACAACAGAAGCCGATGAGAAAGATGATGAATGCATCAGCTAGCATTTCCATTATCCTTAAAGAACTTGTCAAACATCTCGCCTACGGGAATCAATCCAGAGGATTGCGATGCTTGCGATGCTTGCAATTGTTTGATCTTGCGGGCTACTCTTTCAAGATCTATGCGCACTTGCTTACTGATCTCTCTTGCGAGGATATCTTTCTGCTCCATTACGCACTTGAGTTCGTAATTGGTTGCGATTGCCAGATCAGTGTAGTACACAGCTTCGCCAGCTTCTAGTGCTGTCTTGATTGCTGCAAAGGATGCTAACATCGTATTCTCCTAATTAGTTATTAAGCCGCCCAGGCGATTTCCAAGGCACTGCGAGCTTACCATTTTCTAATTGCCTCTGTCTATAGGTGTTTACCCTTAGAGCAGGAGAGTGAATATCTAATAGCTAAGCGGCCAGTTCGATCAACTAGTTTCTCAGTCTACGCTGCCTAAGCTGTACCTTGTGTACCTCATGTACCCTCAGTAACCTGTAATTGACCCCCCATCCCTGTCTTAGACCCCCTTGTCTGCTCCCTCTGGTGAGTAACTATCTCGGTTGCATCTCTTGGTCTTATTCTCTCTGTCCTGTAATTGTTTTATTATTTAATCGACCCTTCTATAAAATCTGACAATGAAAAGGGGATACTAACAGAGATAGATAGACAGAGATAGATACCAATACCAGATACTAATAAACCCAGCCCTTCAGAGAGGGGGCCCAAACCTAGGGGCGACCCCCCGATTACAGGTTACTCAGGGTACATTGGGTACTGAGCATACAGGTTAGCCAACGATCTACGAGATACATCCATCCTTTATCATCTCTACCAACTAACTTAACTGCTTAAAGATCATAGATACTTGGCAGCGCGCACCAATGGACTTCGCCTTTGTAACAAGGTGTAAGTACAAATAAGTAATTATCTTCGCTCGCTTGAATCTAGATAGTGATTGCTATTAACACCATTGAGACTTGGCGCCGCGATGTGCTTAACACCGTGCCACCATCCTACCGTAAATAGCTATTAAGAAGCTTGCTAATAGCGGCCGCAACACAGTTCGCTCGCTTCGCTCGTGTCTTAATACAATACACGAAGCCTGCGGCGCTTTAATAGACCGACTATCGCTTCGCTCTCCACTCACTACGTTCGTTACGATGATGTGCTGCGCCATGCAATAAGTTAGTTGATCACTTCGCTTCGCTCCGTTGTTTATCTTCTAGTTAATTGAACTAAGCGGCGTTTACACGGTCGTTCGGTTTACTCACTGCGTTCGTAAATCCTCTCTACCCTCCAGAGAATGTTAGCAAATCTGCTCGCTAAACGCTCGACAGATTTGAGTCTAAAGGTTCTTTCGTATGTTTGGTACCATTCCGCCCCCGGCGTGATTCTAACAATGCCAGCTTTGCCAAAGTTTCCCTCGAATACAGGGTGATCGCTTCGCTCATTAAACGATCTCGGCAACAGCCCGCTTCGCTTAGTTTCCCTAATATCACGTTCCCAGTTGCTTCTGTTCTGTGCTAACATTGGCGCATTCTGTTTCTACCTGTTCCATGCAACTGTCGTGCGTGAAACATGATACTAGGGAAACTACTGTTGGACTTCGTCAAAGCTGTCACGTTGCATAGCTGGTTGTCGCCGGGAACGGCATGCTACCAAACCGAGTAGCATTACTAGGAGCTTACTATGCCAATTGTTGCTGACGCTATCAGGTCTCCGGTTTTCGGTACTCATGAGTACGCCGGAGATCAGGTTCTTTGGTGGGAGGATGCTGTTCACTGGTGGGCAGAGCACTACAGTCGCTTCCGTGAAACGGGAGATATTGCGAGTCTTGGCAACGCCATTAAGCAGTACAACCACTGGCGTGCGATCTACGATGGGAACATCAGCTACTGAGTCACGCTACCTTGCATCCTTCACCGGGTGCAATCAGCGCGATTTTGCGCAACTTGGAGGTTTTCATGTCAACAGTTAATTTGTCGAACACTGCGGAACTCGGTGCAGCAACCGAGATGCGTCAGTTGCAGGTGGTTTCTACGCCACCTTTGAAACTCGCTGATACCGATCATCTCGTTTTCTGGAGTCGGCGCGAAACCGATAAAACGCCAGTTCCTGAAACCGAGCGGTATCGTGGCGTAATCGTGCCGAAAGAGTCGCTCTTGGTTCCTCACGTTGCTTGCTCATCGCCTTTCTATGCGTTGTTGCAGAGCACAATCCACGAGCTTGCCAAGGCGTGCTTCACTGCCTGGGTACGCGATAACATGCTCGCAATCCACGTTGATGCTGCACGCCTGAGTCTGGATCGCGTGCTTGCATTCTGGGCAGAGGAGAAACAGCGGACTACTGTCGATGCCGAGAAAATCATTGACTTCCTCAAGCAGAGCAAGACTCTGGCATCGTTCACTGCGAACAAACAGAAAACCTGGCTGCATCGTATTCCGAAGATTGCAGCTCCTGCTTATCGTGGCTCGATCGACCAGGAGGATGCTGCTGCAATCATCGCGCAGATCCACGATGATGACCTCGCAGATCCTGTTGCGATCTACATCGTTCAGCGGTGCAACAACATCTTGCTGGGCGACAAGTCGGTGAAGGAAGCTCTCTAATCTGTTCGCAGGCAGCACAGTTCGTGCGTAAGACCTGCTTGTTTCTCAAGGAGAATCTCATGGGACGAGTTCGTAAAGACTTCGCATTCGCAGCGACTGAGAACATGCCAGCCTGCTTCGACTTGCGTGATTTGAATGCATCTCTCGATGGTGATGGTTTGCTAACAGTGAACTTACCATTCACGAAGCTGGGCTGGGACTTAGATGGTATTCGTAGCTGCATTGGCAACGATGCACGCGCTGATGAGTACATCGATGTGATGGCAGACTACGCAGTTGGTTTGCAGTTCGCAACATTCTTCGCAAAGAGGAGAGTCTGATGTACACCATCACATTCATTGAAGGCAAGAACCTGCGTGTTGTTTCAACACCATCGTTCGCTGTCTGCCGCACATTGTACCATTCTCTCTATCGCTCGCATCATGCGCGTGCGTGGAAGGGGAACAAACTGCTGTTCGCAGGCATGTGGCCGTTCGTGCTGGGAGATTAGCATGTTCGTTACCATCATCCTACACCAGCAGGAAAAAAACGGTGGTACGCTAACTGGTGAGCCAGTTGTGTACTGTAAGCTAAGGCCCGATATATGGGCCAATGCCGAATACCTCATGCAGAACTTGCGGATGGTATTGCAACAGTGTGTCACGCCACCAGAAAAACAGCGCGACATGGGAGATTAGCGTGCATAGAGAGTAACATTGCATCTAACAAGATGCTTTGTTATTCTCTACATTCCAAGTGACAGACGATGTTCACTCACTTCGTTCGTTCACAGCAGTGCTTGCAGCCTGATAGCTAGTTTGTTGATGGCCTTCGGCCAGGTGACTGCGTCACTAAAACAGAATGACAAGCAGCTTCGCTGCAAAAATGCCTGCCTTCCACCATTACTGCACGCTACGCTGCTAGAATCACCATCTCACTGCCACTAAAAGCAAGAAATAGACAGACGATGCTACGCTTCGCTACGCATTACGCACACCACCATGGTAGATTGCATCGTATCAACGGCTCAACACCAGCTGTTCGTGCGAGCATCTCTTGCTTGCTCGTTGATGCCGCCCCCCAGAACCCTTTTTCAAATGCGTTGAGCCTTGGAATCTAAGGCACCTGCCCAAAATTTCTAAACTTTCCTACATACACAACACTTCTAGTTTCTTTACTACACGACCTAAGCAACTAGACTTCCCAGCATCCCCACTATACTATGAGAGCGTTGAAAAGGGCGCCCCCTGGAAAGGAACTCATGCAAGATAAGATCATCGAAATGCTAGGTCGAGGCATTACTGCTACGCAGGTAGCAGCTGCTGTCGGCTGCGATGATTCGTACATTTCGCAGTTAATGTCCTCTCCAGAAATTGCTGAGAGAGTAGCTAATCTTCGCGCTGTTCACTTCTCGCATTATGTCGAGCAAGATAAAGAACTAGACAGCGCTGAAGAAGAAGCACTCAACAGACTCAAGCAACTTGTACCCTTCATTACTAAGCCAGGCGAAGCAGCAAGAGTCTACGGTGTCCTGAACGCAGCAAAGCGTCGGACGGCCGATTCTAGCGCCATCGCATCTGCGCCTGCACAGACTGTTACTCTCGAGTTGCCAGAAGCAGCGAGAGTTTCTTTCACAATCACACACGACAGGCAAGTCATCGAGATAGCAGGAAGAAGCATGACCACGATGCCAGCGAAAAGTTTAGCGGCCCAATTGGAGCAGCGAAATGCTCAGCGACTGCTAGATATGAAGCCTCCAGCTTCTCTTCTCAATGGATCGCAGCAACCCATTAACGTGGAAGATGCTCGCATGTCCAAGAAGAACACAACGCTGGTATCGCAGCTATGAATGCAATTGCACTCGAAGATTATCTCAGACTCACTGGCAGGAACAAGCCTTACAGTCTAGATCTGTCAACAGCTAATCTTGGCAATGCAACTCGCATGGTAGAATTAGCGAATGAACTCTTAGGAGAAGCAGCCCTAGCAGGAGTCATCATCTCCTCGGTCTCGCCGCTTACTAAGACATTCGTTTCATCTGGCTGGCGTCCTCCGATTGTCAATGCAGCTACTCCCAATGCTGCTCCCAATTCAAAGCATATGACCTGTCAAGCAATTGACATCTATGATCCTGATGGTGATCTAGATGACTGGCTAATGACACCCCCAGGACAATTAGCTCTAAAAGAGATTGGTCTCTGGATGGAGCATCCTGCTTCTACCAAGACTTGGTCGCATCTTCAGATGATTCCACCCAACTCTCAGAAGCGAGTATTCTACCCATGAGCTTCGATCTTACTGGCTTAGGTGCTCTTTTTGATTTCGGTACAAAACTGATTGATAGGATCATCCCTGATCCACAGGCCAAACTGGCGGCAAATCAGAAACTTACTGAGATGGCGCTCTCCAAGGAGTTGGCAGAGCTTGCATCTTCCACCGATTTGGCCAAAGGTCAGATGGATATTAACAAAGAAGAAGCAAAGTCATCTTCTTTGTTTGTCTCTGGTTGGCGCCCTTCCATTGGTTGGGTTTGCAGTGCTGCGTTTGCAATGAACTATGTTGCAGGACCTATCATCACTTTCGTTTCCACGGCGTATACTGGCAGAGCTGTAGCTTGGCCTACTTTGCCTGTGGAGGTGATTCTCCCAGTTCTTTTCGGCATCCTCGGTTTAGGTGCATTCCGCACTACCGAGAAAATCAAAGGAGTAGCCTAATGGCTCTGACACCCGACATTGGCGCCGGTACTACCAGAGGTTTTGTTACTCTGGCAGCTTCTGGACAGGTAGTTGCTGCTGTAGCAGGAAAGAGGATTCGAGTCTTCGCACTCGTAACTTCTGCGCTGCTAGCTTGCAACGTAAAGTTTCAGTCAAACACGACTGATATCACCGCTGCTTTTCCATTGGCAGCAAACGGCGGTTTCGTCATGCCAGCAATCGGCCAAGCTTGGTTCGTTACTGCTACTGGCGAAGCTCTCAATTTGGTCATGTCTTTGGCAACTTCTGTTGCTGTACAGGTGATCTATGACGTGGTTGAATAATCTCCTCAATCGTGCGAAAGAAACCAGAGCACAAAGTACCATTTCTTACCCAACTCCTATTTTTCTCCAACGAGGGAAGTGGGTCAAGGTAGATGGCAAGGTAGGTATCATTACTGATACTTCCTCTGGCAACGTCATCGGTATCGATCATACTGATGAAGTAGGCGCTACCACGCACACCAAGTACTACCCAGTTGGCCAAGTACAGATTGCAAAACTGATGGATATTCCTGGCCCGCGCCGCCCAATCGACAGAGACCAAGCAACTTCGCTTGGTTACTACTAATTCAAGGAGAATAACCAATGGCCTTGAATGTACCAGACGTAGGCGAGAACAAAGCGCTAGAAGCGATTGTCAACAAGACAGCTCCTGAAACGCTGATTCTTCGTCTTTATGTCAACAACATCACACCGTCAGACACTGACACTCTTGCAACCTTCACGCAGGCAACCTTTTCTGGTTACGCGCAGATTTCTCTGACGCCAGCAACTTGGGGTGCTGCTGCTGCGGGTGTTATCACTTACAGCGCACAGCAAACTTTCACTTGTTCTGGTGCTGCAACTGACGACGTCTATGGATACTTTGTTATCCAGACGACTTCCACAGTTCTGATGTGGGCGGAACGCGATGCTTCTGCACCGTTCGCAGTTCGCAATTCTGGTGATGCAATCAAGATCACTCCTTCGCTCAGCGCCAACTAACCCTAAGGAATCAATCATGGCTGATGGTCTCTTCTATCTCGACACACGCGAACCTCATCAAGTTCTGGACGTTGCAGCAGTCACAATGGCTGCAACTGCAAAAGCACTCTACCCTGCTGGCGCATTTCCAGTTCTTGGTGGTCAGTACTTCAATCGTCCTGGCAAAGCAATCAAGATCTCTCTCTGGATGAAACTTGTGCTCGGCGCAACGCCTGGCAACTTCAGTTTCAACTTGCACTGGGGAACTGGCGCGGATGCGAACGGAACTCTCATCTGCGTGGCAGGAACGCCAGTTGCTCTCACTGCCTCAGTCACCAAGTGTATCTATGCAGAATTCATCATTCGCTGTCTTACCACCGGCAACGCAGGAACTCTGCAAGCAACTGGCTGGGGAATTGCTGATCCTGCGATGATCGCTTCAACGCTGAATCCGATCTTGGTTCCTACTGCTGGTGCTGCTGCATCTGCGGCGCTGGATCTGACTGCTGCGAACATTGTCTCGGTCCAAGTTCTGCAATCTGGTACGGCTGGTACGATTCAGGTTCAACAGATGTTGGTTGAAGCATTGAATTGAGATGCTTGCCAATGGAACCACAGCGATAATCTTCCCCCTGCGGGCAAAGTTATCGCTGCTTTTCTCTCAGACACGGCCCAAGTGCAATGGTGGCCGGAGAGTTGTACGCCTTCCGGTTCTCCCTTGGGTTGATAGCGACAGCCCACCGAATGTTTCGTATGGTCTGGTAAATAAGCCGCCAACTCTGAACGAAAACTGCTGGATTGGTTTCGGTCTTTGTGCGGTTAACAATACTCGAAACATTCGTCTACAGGATGTGAAGCAGCCGGTTCTACGCCCATCTTTTGGTGGTAAATTCACGCCAGATGTTGTTCATGCACTAAAGCCACTTCCCGCTAGTTTCTACAAAATCAACGGCACTTCCCGTGATAGCTCAGGTGCGATTCTTGGAAACTGTATTGTTGAACTTTTCGTCACGAACACAGATGTTCGTCTCGAACGCACCCTCTCAAACGCGGATGGGCTGTTCTACTTCAAATCTCCAGCTTTAGGAGTAAATCACTACATCGTTGCATACAAGACAGGTGCTCCAGATGTGTCTGGAACAACTCTGAATACTCTGCAAGCAACAATGTAGTCATGGCAATCTCCGCTTCAGTCCTTACCAGCGGCACGGACTTCACCAGTGTAAGTTCGACTGCGACGGCATCTTTCACCACTCTTTGGGGGCGGTTGACGGTTATCGGGATTGAGGGATACCCCTCTGGCGGAAATGCCCAGCCCGTAATCAAAGATGCAACTGGCCGGGGATGGAAGTTTGAGAAGCACCTTTCCTTCGATGGTGGCGCATCCGGTGCAGGGATAACTCTCTACAGCACGAAAGATGGAGCAACTGGCCCGGTTACCATCGACTTCGGAACTGGACAGACGCAACTTAAAATCCTGTGGGCTGTCATAGAAGAACCCGGTGCAGAGAGTATTCGCCAATCAGTTACCGGCACAGGTGCAAGTCTAACCTCTCTTGCAACGTTAGCCGCGTTTACTTCCACCGCAAATGCCACTCTTGGTCTGCACGGGGTCAATGCATTCCGGACCTACACCCCCGGCGCTGGTTTCACCGAATTAACAGACCAAACGGATTCCTCCACTGTAGCAATGCAGACGGAGTTTCAGGCGGCGAATGATACTACCGTAGATGCAACAATCTCCGGTGCGGGTACCCCCACATGGGGAGCAATTGGCGCGGAGTTGAACGCGGTAGTTTCTCCCCGGCCCAATGTCCAAGCAATAGGTGCAGACAATGGGTGGCAAACTGCTAAAAAACTTGTAGTCCCGTTTACACCTACTCCTGGAAATACCGGCATTCTTCTATGGTGGGGAAATGTTGGCGGCTTGACTGTTGTAGATAATCTCGGAGTAACGTGGACTGATATCTGCGGTAACGACTCCAACATGCCTACTCTGGCATACTACCGCACAAATCTTCCCGCAGGCATCTCTGAACTCACAATCACATCAGATCGTGTATCAGCAACAGTTTTCTGCGTGGCTCTAATAGAGCGTGATGACATTCCAACGACGCCGACTATCACCTTTGCGATAAACAATCAGACAACTAACACCCCCTGGACTACCGGCGCAACAGCAGTTCTTCCTACCACCCGTCATGTCATCTACGCTTTCTGCGGCTCTGGTACTGCATCTGCTCAATATGTGGCTCCATTTACGAATACTGCTGGGATATTTACGCTTTCAGGCCGTTCCCTAGTCAATGGTATTCACGACCAACTAACGGACTCAGACGCGTTTGTAGCACTAGAGGGTTTCTCTGAAGGTGGTAGGGCCATTACTGTCACAGGTACGTGTCAGGTTGGTACAAGTTGGCAGGCGCGGGTTCTTGCGTTTAAGGTTCTCGCAAACATCATTATTCCGCCTCAGTCTGTAAACGTAGATGTTGGGCAGACGGCAAGTTTCTCCATCTTCGCGCAGGGAACTGGGGCGCTCTCCTATCAATGGAAGAAGAACGGCTCAAATGTAGGAACAAACTCAACTTCCTACTCTCTCACCACTGCAGTCAGTGATAACAACGCAGCGATAACCTGCGCCGTGACAGATGACGTTGGCACGATAACCAGCAAGACAGCAACGCTGACTCTATCGTGACCACGAACGTCTATCTCTATAATGTTCCATCAGATGCAAACTCGAACGATGTTCGATTAAATAATCCTACTGCCATTGCTGCGGGTGGCCCACATATCATCCCAGTAAGTGGCGGCATCGTCTTCAGTGGTGGCATTACTCAGAGCATTCGAGTAAAGACGAACACAGTAGCCGGATCAATTCTCTTCTCTGGTACCATCCCAAATCTACGCACTCGTCTGACGCCAGTTTCAGGCCTCATCACTTTCAGTGGTGCGCAGACGTTATTCCGCACAAGACTACAACCAGTCAGTGGTTCCATAGTCTTCTCTGGTACACTCACCAACACACGAATCAGACTGCAACCTGTCTCCGGACTAATCGCATTTAGTGGCGCCGTTCCAAATCTACGCACTCGTCTGATTCCAGTATCTGGTCAGATAGTGTTCTCTGGCACTGCTCCTATTACCTTCACTCCTGTTGGTGGGGTTACTTATACGTTTAGCGTATCAGGTGGTATTGTCTTTAGTGGTGCAGTAACGCCCATTAAAGAGAACACCATTGCATCTACTGGCCTCATTACTCTTAGTGGTGCTGTTACTTCTTTCAGAACTAAGATCCTTGCACCTGCTGGACAGATCATTTTCAGCGGTACAGTTCCACAAGTACGTACCAAGATAAATCCTGTCTCCGGGCAAATCTTATTCTCAGGAAGTTCACCAGTTACATTCATCCCGTCAGGGTTCGTAGCTTCTAATCTGCAACGCAGACTACACGGGTACGGACAATGACAACTGCACAAATAGGAGCATCACGTGACGAAGCCGTTGCAGCGTCGAAGGCAGATCTCAATTTCTTTGCCTCCTTATGCATCCCCGATGTGTATCTTTTCGCATTTCCCGCTGTGTTCATTGCTATCTGGCAAATGCTCACAGATGGAGCTAACAAACAATCTGGACAAGATAGACTCTGCATTGGATTACCACGAGGCTTCGGAAAGACCATTCTCCTCAAACTCTACGTTGTCTGGTTAGTTCTCTTTAGTGATCGTAAATTTATTCTAGTAGTTTGTAATACTGCGTCGCTAGCTGAAAACTTCATTGCTGACGTTGTAGACATTCTCAGCTCGCCTAACATCATTCGTCTCTTTGGAGATTGGAGAATTGCTCTTGAGAAAGACACTCAACCACTTAAGAAATTTACTTTCCGTGGCCGTCCTGTTAGCCTTGCTGCCCTTGGTAGCGGTTCTTCTCTCCGTGGTCTTAATATCAAGTTCGTTAGGCCGGACTGTATTATTATGGATGACATGCAATCCAGAGAAGAAGCAGAATCGCCAGTAGAAAGTGAGAAGGGATTGACATGGATGCTCGGTACGCTACTGAAAGCAAACAACAAAGCACGCTGCATGTTTGCTTTCATTGGTAATATGTATCCTTTTGAAGGTAGCATCCTTAAGAAGCTCAAAACGAATCCGGCTTGGACTTCCTTTATCTGCGGCGCCATTCTGGAAGATGGGCAATCTATCTGGCCAGAGTTAAGAAGTGTAGAAGATATTCTTGATGAACTAGAGAATGATATCTCCATGGGGCATCCAGAGATATTTTACTCCGAAGTGATGAACGACGAGGAAGCAGGAAATCGAGCTGGCATCGACATTACTAAGATCAATTATTACAGAGAAGCAGAAGCAAATGAAATGCCTCATATTGCTGAAGCTGGCTTTGTAATCATTGATCCGTCAACTGGTAAGAAGAAAAACGACCAAGTCGCTATCGGTTGCCATCTCATCTTCGATGGAAAGCCAGTGCTATGGGAAATAGATGTAGGAGCCTACAATCCCAAGCAGCAGATCGAGAAGAGTATCGAGATGGCTGTGAGAAATGGCGTAATGGCAATTATTGTGGAGTCTGTAGCTTATCAGCAGACCCTGTGCTTTTGGATGGAAGAAGCCAAGAGACGTTACGGACTCACAGGGCTTCGCATTCTCGAAATCTATCCTGGCACTACTCTGAAAACTTCCCGGATAATTAACGCACTGAAGATGCTGACAGCAGATGGCAGGCAACTTCAGTTACACCCAAGAGTTAAGTCAGTAGTAGTGCATCAGATTGTTCACTTCAATCCGCTGCGTACTAGAAACGTAGATGATGCACTTGACTTATTAGCTTACGGGCATCCAGCAATGCAGCAGTTTGGTATGCAACTTCTTCGGCCATTTGAGATTTCCGACTACGCAACCACCGCTTCCTTTAGTGATACACTAGAGTTAGCTTTTTAAGGCAAAACACCATGGCAACCAGCTCGTCTCCTCCGCTCTCGAAAGAAACGCAAGAATCATTCGTTCGATATACGAATGAAGCAGTTCGTTTGTTAGGGAGTGCGTACAACTTCCGAAGCAGGATGGAACAGATAGATCGTATCTATCAGCGTGAGACAGATTACACTTCTGCACAGCGCAGAGCAAGAGCTGCCAATGCTGGCGGTGATGCCTCGAAGATGCAGAACGTGGTCATGCCAGTTGTCATGCCTCAGGTAGAATCATTGCTGACTGAACTCAGCAATATCTTCCTAAGCAGTTATCCGCTCTTTCCAGTATTCTCCAAACCGCAGATGCAGGATGCTGCATTGCAGATGGAAACTGTGATTGGTGAGCAAGGGATACAGTTTTCATGGGCGGCCGAACTTTTGCAAACCATGAGAGATGGTCTAAAGTACAATCTCATGGCTTGCGAGGTTGAGTGGGTTAACAAGAAGGTCTATGCAGTAGGAAATGACGCCAGTATCAACATCAAGCATGGTGTTCCTACCGAGACTCTTTTCTCTGGAAACTCGCTGAAGCGTCTCAATCCTTACAATGTGATTCTCGATACGAGAGTTCCTCCGTATCAGATTCACTCGCGTGGTGAGTATGCTGGCTATACTGAGATGATTTCTCGTATCGAACTGAAGCAGCGACTTGCTGAAATGGATCCTACTAAGACGATGAATGCTAAGGAAGCATTCGAATCTGGTAGTGGAGAAATCAGCACTACTTCTTCCAGTAATGCTTATTTCATTCCGCAAGTGAATCCTTTTGCGCTGCTAGATCCATCTGTTAACCAAGTTGGCAGATCTATCAATTGGCATGCATGGGCTGGACTTGATGATAACAGGGCGATTCAGTACAGCGACATGTACGAATACACTGTGCTGTACGCACGCATTCTGCCAAAAGAGCACAAGATCATTGGATCAAATGGCAATACACCTCAGATCTACAAAATGATCATCATCAATCGCAAGGTTTGCGTGTTTGGAGAAAGGCAAAGCAATGCACATAACTTTCTACCCATCATTGTTGCACAAGCCACAGAAGATGGTCTTGATTGGCAGTCCAAGTCCTTTGCAGACAACGCTGCTCCATTTCAAGCTCTTGCATCAGCACTATACAATTCTGGTATCGAATCACAGCGTCGCAAAGTCTACGACAGATTGATCTACGATCCTTCCAGAATTAACAAGGCAGACATTGACAAAACTGATGTGGTAGCTCGTATTCCTGTCAAGGCAGAAGCATACGGTAAACCTATCGGTGAGAGTGTCTACCAAGTTCCTTACCGCGATGATCAGTCATCTCAGATCTTCTCAGTTGGGCAGCAAGTCTTGGAAATGGCAGACATTGCTAATGGCCAGAACAGAGTGCAACGAGGCCAATTCCAGAAAGGAAACAAGACGCGCCACGAGTTTCAGGATACGATGGACAATAGCAACGCTCGTCCGCGTATGACAGCGTTAGTCTTGGAGAATCGCTTCTTCACTCCAATCAAGACAATTCTGAAACTCAACACGCTACAGTTCCAGCCGCCTGCTACGATTTATAATCGCAATAGCAAGGTTGAAGTTACGGTTGATCCCGTGAAACTTCGTGCGGCTGCACTGGAATTCAGAATGGCAGACGGTTTGATGCCAACTGACGCATTTGTCAACATGGATCTGTTCACTTCCATCCTCCAGATGGTTGCGCAGTATCCGCAGATTCTTACGCAGTACGATATCGTCGGCATGATTTTCTATTGGCTTAAACTTGAAGGAGCAACATGGGTAGATGATTTCCGAGTTCAACAACAAATCGCACAAGCAACACAACAACCAGGAGCTACAAATGCGCCGGTACAACCTCAACCAGGAACAGCAGGCCCAGGTAATCCATGACGTACAAGAAGTTGGTAAGAGACTTCTTGGCCTCGCTTTCGAGAAACCAGAAAATGATCAAGCCAATATCAGACACCATGCATACCTGCGTGGAAAGTTTGATATGCTGACAGATATCTTGAACGATATCTTTCCTGATCCTGAACCCGTCAACCCGTCAGAGGAGTAATCAATCATGTCAGTAATGCAATCGGTTGCAAATCTGTTTCGTCCTACCACGCAAGTTACGCAGGTAAATGCACCTGCGCCTTCTCCCATGCAGCAAGCAAATCCCGGTGCTGCTGCTCCAGTTCCAGCGTCTGGAACTTCTGCACCGACTCCACCTAACCCGATGGACGAAATGGCTGCACTTTGGCAGAATGATCCCAAGTCGCCGCCACAGGTTGACCCGCTATCAACACCGCTTTTCAACACTGACCCTGCAAAGATCGCGGCTGCTGCTTCTAAGATTGATTTTCTTAGTCAAGTGCCGCAAGAGATAATGGCGAAAGCCATGTCCGGTTCTGACCCAGCAGCATTCATGCAGGTAATGAATTATGTAGCACAGCGAACTCTCGCTACGTCTACACAGCTAAATGCTGCGACTATTGAGCAGGCAACAACCCGCAACAATAGTCGGATTCAAGATGCGCTCCCAAACCGTGTCCGTCAAATCCAGTTGGATTCCATCACTCCGGAAAATCCAGTGTTGGCACATCCAGCATCTCAGCCACTTCTTCAAATGGTTCGTTCGCAGATTCAGATGAAGCAACCAGGAATCTCTGCTGCCGAAGTCAATCGTCAAGCAGAAGCCTATCTCACTGGATTTGCAGGCCAGCTAGTAACACCGCAGCCTACCACCGAACAGGTGAAAGCAGCTGGTGGAACTGACTGGGATGCCTGGGCTAACAACGGTTCCTAATTTCTTCCACTTCTTCCTTTTTGGAGATTGATATGCCGGTTGGTACCTTCAATACTTCTTTGCTAGCTACTGACTTGGCAAAGAAGTCTTTCTCAAGCATGATCACGCGGCTGATGCCAAATGGTCAAGCTCCTCTCTTTGGCATCACGTCGATGCTGAAAGAGGAAACTGCCTATCAGTACGAGCATGGTTACTTCAGCAAGACCATGATCTTCCCGTCGATGACGGTCAATGCCAACTTCTTGGTGAGTGATACGACCTGTACGGTTGTTGATACCACCAACATCCTTCCTGGGATGGTGATGCGGCTTGACAGCACTGGCGAGAACATTCTGGTACTGACTGTTCCCAGCTCGACGACTTTCACTTGCCGTCGTTCTGTCGGTACGATCACTGCTTCTGGCACCGCCGCCGCAACTACCAAGTTGTGGATGGTTGGCAATGCTTACGAAGAAGCGTCGGTTCGTCCCAGTTCACTGATCATCACTGCTGTCCGTGTGACGAACTACACGCAGATCTTCCGCAATACCTGGGCTGTCAGCGGTACCAACGCTGCCACTTCTGTGATTGCTGGTGGAACTCCGGACGCAGAAAGCAAGCAAGATTGCGCGATGTTCCACGCAATTGACATCGAGAAAGCACTGCTCTACGCTCAGAAGTATCAGAATACTCTGAACAACCAGCCGCTTCACTTGATGGATGGTCTCATCAACATCGTGACTGTCAGCGCTGCTGGCAACATCACGACTCTTGGTGGCACCACGAACTGGACGCAGCTGGAAGCAGCTCTTGATCCGGTGTTTGCTCAGGTGACTGATCCGAAGAACCCTAACATGCGGGCTCTCTTCGTTGGTGGTATCGCGCGTCGTGTCATCCACGCAATTGCGCGATTGAACAGCACGTACTACATTCAGGGTCAAACCACTGAGTGGGGCTTGCAGTTCGATACCATCAAGACGCCGCGCGGTACGTTCAACATCATCGAACATCCGCTATTCAATGCTTACGGTGCCACAACCACCTGGGCAAAGATGGCTCTTGCTGTCGATCTGGCATCTTTCGGTCTTGCTTACATGCAAGGTCGCAAGACTCTCAACAGTGAATTCAACGGCCAGGGTGCTCCTGCTGTTGACAACGGTATCGACGCCGTTGGCGGTACTCTGACAACGGAGTGCTGCTGCCTGGTGAAGAACCCGGCTGCAAACGCGCAACTGTTGAACTTCACTGCTGGCGCTGCTGGCTAATCAACCACCACTGGGCGCAGATGAAAATCGTAAGTCGCCCAATTCAACCCTGGAGATGCCTGTGAAAACTTACTACTCAACAATTCCTTTCAGCACGCTGCACATCATGCGCAGTCCTGGATTCTGCGAACAAGTGCAGATTCTTGGCGGACAGATCACCACAGACGATCCTACTGTGATGGCACATCTGGATGAAATCGTGGACAAGCCAGGTTCTGGCATCTTCTCCAGTTCACCGCGCAGTGATTCTCCTGATGTGATTGCAGCTCACGCTGATGCTCGCGCAGATGCTGAAAAAGCTCACGCGAGAATGGTTGCTTCTGGACTTTCCACTGCCTAAAGAGAACCTGTAATGAGTCAGTACACAGACATGGTTGCAGCAGTCAATGCTTGGACTTCGCGTCCAGATTTGACTGCTGAGCTTGACATTGCAATTCGTCAAGCTGTACGAGCCGCACACAATGCTGGTAAGTTCTATCGTGATTTGGCGTCACTGCCCATTACAGGTCTTGCTACCGATCAGCTCCAAACTGTGGATCTATCAGTATCTGCACCAAACTACAGAAAGCTTGCCTATGTCAAGCCTACTGGGTATGACGTGCAGTACAAAGAAGTCAACATTTTGGACTTGTTCGATCAAGACAACTTTCTTCGAACGGATGTTTTCTGGGTAGTAGGCAATACGCTGAATATCAGAGCCGCTTCAGCAGTGCCTGATATTACTGTTCTCTACTACACGAATCCGACTACGGTTCCAATCGCTTCGCTGAATAGCTGGATTGTCACACTCTATCCTGATTTGATCGCTTGCTGGGCTGCTGCTAACATTCTTGCACAGATCGGTGAGCAGGAAATCAAGACGCGTGTAGAGGCAATAGCTGCTTCTCAGCGACTTGAACTGATTGCCAATGAACTCTCTGCTGCTGGATAATCATGGCCTACTCACCTGACGCAACAAATTCCGCGCAACCAGCTGACACAGGAGTTCAAGCTGCAACAGCTGCTGCTGAGTTTCGTGCCATCAAGACTTACTATCTGGCGCAGTTCGCGCTCAAGGCACCGCTCGCATCTCCGACGTTTACTGGTGTTCCTCTCAGCACCACTGCTGCAGTGGATACGAATACCACGCAGATTGCAACCACAGCCTACGTGATTGCACAGGGCTATCTGAAGTCTGCTACTGCCTCTAGCACATACGCCCCACTGGCATCTCCAACGCTGACAGGGGTGCCAGCAGCTCCAACAGCAGCAGTCGATACTAATACGACTCAGATCGCCACTACTGCGTATGTCATTGGCCAGGGATACTTGAAGTCAGCAACGGCGGCCAGCACTTATGCTACCATCGCGAATGACAATCTGAAAGCACCGATTGCTTCGCCTACGTTTACGGGTGTCCCTGCTGGGCCAACTGCCGCAGTAGACACTAACACTACGCAGTTAGCAACAACTGCGTATGTGATCGGGCAGGGGTATCTGAAATCTGCCACTGCTGCATCTACCTACCTTGGTATTGGCGCAGCAGCTGCATCTGTGGCAGCAGCAAACATCACAGGTGCAACGCTTGCAGCTGGTGTTACTGCTTCTTCTCTGACCTCTATTGCTGCTGGTGCAACAGTAGGCGGTACGGAGATCGGCTTCCGCCGCGCCATCGCTGGTAGTGTGACTACTGGTTCTATCGCAGCATCTGACAGCGGCAAGGGCATCTACGCCACGGCTGGCGTGACGATCCCTAACTCGACGTTCGCGCAGGGCGATATCGTCACGATCTACAATACTACCGCAGGCGCGATCACCATCACCATCAGCACAACGACAGCATGGTTCAACGGTGCTGCGGCAGGAGCTAGCAAATCACTAGCAGCACATGGTGCCTGCACAGTGATCTTTGGTGGTGCAACCGATTGCATCTTGTCAGGGAATCTGTCGTGACAGCAGGCATTCAAGCGATGGTGGCGCGCGGTGGCGCGAGTCCTATCGTCATTGCGGCGGCAGCGCCTAACAATGCGTCGGTGTTTCGCACGGGAGCGGTCTGCACTGGGACAATTACTGTCAACACCAGTGGCACGATGACATGGACAAAGGTGGGAACATACCTTACCACTCCAACATCGTCGAAAGACTGGTTCAATCCGAGTGGTGGCACACCAGGGAATAGCTACTGGGTCAAGGGCACCAATACCGGGGATGTTGGTGCATTCAGTAATACTGGAGTGGTTCTAGCCCTGTCCACGAACCGGGCATTCGGTGTCTCCAGCCCTGCTGGTGGCCCGCAAGTATTCGGCGGGCTCCGGCTTGACATTTACTCCGATGCTGGGGGCACAAATTTGGTTGGCAGCGGCACTTTCACAATAGATGTGGACGGAACTTAACCCTGAAAGGAAACTGAAATGAAGAACATTGACGACACGGATGCATCTGCCCCGACGGGGAATCCGGCCCCGGGCTTTGTCCCGGCGGTGAAGAAGAAGCTGATCGACAACAAGTGGTTTATCGTTGCAGTTATCGCTGTAATCGCAGTGATTGTTTACTTCGCAAAGCGGTAATCATGGATATGGAATCTATACCAGGGCAATTAGATGCTCTGCGTATTCGCCACGTCGTGCTGACCGAAAGAATTAGTGATCTTCAGACAGGATTCCATACGTTGCGAGAAGGCCAGGTTACACTGGCTGCTCAGCTGGAAGCCAACACGGAGATTACAAAAGAAATCAAAGATCTGGTAACTGCTGGCAGAGTGACGAAGAAGATTGCTGTTTGGGTTACAGCAGTACTTGTTGCTGTAACCACTGTCTGGGCTTCTGTCAAATCAGTTATTCACACGATAAATTCATGAGCCCTAACCTAGACGATCCACGACTAACGGCTAGGGAAAAGAGAGCACTGCAAGTACTTATAGATTTGAAGGGTGTGTATGAGCAGCATCACAGAGGATTTGCAGCTAGAGCATTAGGAGTAGCGATTCTTCTTGTTTGGCAAGTTTTCATACACATTGACATAAACGATGAATCGAAAGTGTCATGAGCACAAGCACTGTCAAGTTGATCATCAACAACGCAAATATCCCGCTTGTTTACGAACAAGCTGGCAGAGATTCGCTTGCTGGTCAAGATGCTTCTGCTCGTATGCCGAATTCGTATGTTGGTGATTATGCCAACGCTGACTATGGACAGGCAGAAATTCTCTACGCAGAGAATGTACTTCCATATGCAAAGGGAATCTACAGTGTTGGATTCGCACAGCAGACGCAGGCATTGAGTGGTGGACTGACCACTGCGGATCAATGCATTCAGCTAAGAGATGTTAACGAAAATATTCGTTCCTTCGTTCCTGCCGCTGGTGCAAATTATGTCTACAACACTGGCACCAGTACTTGGTCATCCATCAGTAGTTTTAGTTTCACAGGTTCTCTGGTTACTCGCGCGTATGTAGCAGGTCGTACCTTCATCTGCTACGAAAAAGCGAGAATCATAGAATACAATACTGGCACCGGGCTGTTTGATACTATCGCATTGACGTATCCTCCTGGTGTCACGATTGCAAATGTTCGCGGAATTGGCGCTGCTTCGAATTATCTACTCTTCTTCACGGATTTTGGTGTCTATTGGTGCTCTCCGCTGAATCTTCTTGAGTTCTCAGATATCAACCAAGGTGCTGGCAATCAGACTCCTGCGGATATCAAAGGTCAAATCACAGCCATCTTGAATGTCTCTGGTGGAGCAATCATTTACACTGCGCGTAATGCTATCGGTGTAACCTACACCAACAATGCAGCTACGCCATTCGTATTTAAAGAGATCAACAATGCTGGGGGTGTTGCTAACTGGGAGCATGTGACTCCAGAAGCAGATGAGACTGGCCACTACATCTATGGCACCAATGGATTGCAGCTAGTAGGACTGAGTAGAGCAGTCACTCTCTTTCCGGAGATTACGGACTTCCTTACAGGTGGTCAAGTAGAGACATGGAATTCATCTACTAAGACAGTGGATAGAAGCAATTCGGCTGCTGCATTCTCTGTAAAACTGGCATTTTTGAGTGGTCGCTTCTTGGTGATTTCGTATGGCCCTGGTACGACAAACTTTTCGTACGCACTGATCTATGATACTGCGCTCAAGCGTTGGGGCAAGATCAAGCTAGACCATGTCGATGCATTCACATATGGCTATGCAGCTGGAACTGGCTCGTACACGTACGATACGCTGACCGGTAACTACGACGAATACCTCGTCGATTACGCTGCTCTTGGACTCTTCTATCTTGCTGTCACGCCGCCAAAGCAAGGTATGGCGTTTTTGCAAGCTAATGGCGTCATTCAGATTCTTCAACCGCAGTTTATCCAGACACTTAATTCTGGAGTCATGATCATTGGTCGCATTCAGACACGGCACGGTAGAAAAACAACCATGCAATTTGTTGATATCGACGGAGTTAAAACTCCAAATGCGCCCACAGTTACGCTGCTTCCTTCGCAGTCTGGATTAGATAGAGATACTCCTGTTGCTATGACTCTCTTTTCCACCACTGGAAACCAGCGGCGCTACAACAAACGACTGACAGCTGAAAACATAGATGTTGCAATCGAAGGTACGTTTGTACTTTCTAGCTTCTTAGCTACGGTGAGCCAGCATGGATCTCGGTAAAATCAAATTCTCGCTAGGGATTACCAATACGCTAGATACAGACACTGATCTGCAAAACATCTTCCGTTCGCTCGGACTTCTTCAGCGTGAGATTGATCTGCTGGCTGGTGTTGCATATATCGAAGCATCTGCTGCTGTAGCAGTAGGTAATGCTGTCAACATCACTACAGGGAAAGTCAAGAAGGCAGATGCTGCTACCAATCTGCCCGCCATTGGCATTTGCGTAAGTGCTGCGGCTATTGGTCAGAAAGCAGGCATAATCATTGGTATGGGATTTGCTAGAGGACTAACTGGTCTTACAGTAAATGCTAGTGTTTATCTTGGCAATGCAGGTGCGCTGGTATTTGCAAGGCCTGGTGCTGGATTCATTCAAGGTCTTGGATATGCCCTATCTGCGACCGAAATGTTTGTAACGATCGCTCAACCGTAAAGAGTAATCATGGCCACCAATTCCACGAATCCAAACGATCTGTATGACGTAAACACTCCAGATATCAACGGTATCTTGGGTGCAGTATTGGGCAAGGAAGTAAATCAAAACACCACCTCTGCGCAGAACACAGATGCCACAACTGATAGCAATGCTACGTCGAGCCAGAATGTGGTTGGCACGCAAACGCAAGCATCCACTGCTTCGACTGATACGCAGAATACTGGCACGCAGCGAACTACTGGTACTGTACAGCATTCTAGTGATACTTCACAAACTGGACAGCAGGTCACCAAGGGTGACGCTGACACAGCTGCGCTCAGAGAAGTCTATGCTAAGCAGGCAGGAGGCATCACACCTGAGATGCTTGATGCTATCTTCACGCAGGGAGCGAAAGCTGCTCCACAGCTTGTGGTTGCTAATGCTAATGCGCTTGGTGCGCGTGCAGGAAACAATACACCAGTTGCAGCAGCCCTACAGCAACTCCACCTTGATCTGACTTCCAAGGCAGCAGATATCAACAGGCAGATGCTTGCAGATTCTGGGAATACTGCTGGCAAGATCGCTGATGTAACTCGCAGCAGCGTGAGTGATACATCGCAGCAAACCAGCGCTACTGGACAAGACGTTCAAGATCTACTTACTGCAACTGACTCTAAGTCGATTGCACAACAGATCTCGAATACTATCAACAATACCCAGCAGCAGACTACTGGGCAGAATCAGGCACATGCTACTCAGACGCAGGCAACTACTGCAACTGAGCAGAAGAATGCACAGACAACGATCAACACTTCAGTAGCAAAGACGCTGCTAGGCGCGTTCGTTGGTGGCGTAGCACTGGATCAGCTATTCAGGCAAGCTACTGGCCATGGTTTCGTCGGTACGATGGCTGACTTGGCGAAACAGCTAATTCAGAATGGTGCTAATCCGGATCAAGTAAATCAGCAGCTTGTTGATGCTGGACTTCCTCCGTATGACTACCAACCAGATGCTCCTCCAGATGTACCGATCCCAGATGTGAACTACGACCCGAACTATGGCGATCCCTACATTCCTGGTTTCGCGGATGGTGGCAGTCCTGGGTTTCTCCCCATCCAACCGCTAATCAAAAAGCCGCTGACTATTCCTGGTAACGAAGATGCAGACCTTGCAGGAATGCTTTCATCGCTAGGCGGCGGCGGTGGTGGTGGAATGAGTAGTGGTGGTAGAGATCCAGGCGCTACTGGGGGTGAAACTGGTAGTGGTGGTGGCGGTACTGGAACCCAGAGTAGCGGTATCACTGACGCAAACGGTCTTTCTCCGAGTGACCCTGGTTACATTGGTTCTGGTCATGGCTACAGTGTTGGTCCTTCATTGGGCGATGCTGCGCGTGTTGGACAAAATCTTGCTGGCATTGCTGCAAGTATTGCATCTGGAAACATTGCCGGGGTGATTGGCAATCTGATGGGATTAGTAAGTACTGCTACGCGTGGCCAGAATATCTCTCAGATGACTGAGGCAACAATCAGCAATCCTGTTGGTTACAGTGCTGCGCCTTTAGACACTACACCACAAGCACCTACTGATGTAATGAGTCTGCAAGATACTCCAGACATTGCTGGCTTGATGGGTGATCTTGGTATGAGCGCCGGTAATGGTCCCGGCGGTGCAGACGGACAAGCAGGAGATGCTGGTGCTTCTGACGCTGGCAGCACAGGAGCTGGTAGCGACACTGGTAGCGATGCTGGTCAAGGTGGCGACGGCACTGGCAGTGGCGGCCAACTTGCAGATGGTGGCTACGTCGTAGAACCAAAGGTTGGTACCAAAGGCCCCGTTCGTAAAGAAACTGGCGGCGGTGGAATGTCACCAGAAGCTGTGCGCGAGCAACTCAGAAAGCTTCAGCCACAGACTCCAGTTGCTGCTTCTGCGCCAGAAGGACGTACCTACAATGGTCTCTCCTTCAATACCAACAGAGCACTGAGAGCAGAAGGTGAGTACGCAGATGGCGGCGAAGTAGAAGAAAGCGAATCGCAGGCAATGGAAAGCAACGAACCTGCGAACGAGGATGTTGAAGACGATCATAATTACCTGCTCAATGCACTTGGCATTACGCGTGCAACAGGTGATGGCAGTCTGACCTTCTCTCCGCAAGCAGTTAAGATGCTGCATCGTGCTGTTAGCAGAGGTGGTCCTACAGCTTCTGGTAAGCCACCGGGCATGGCTAATGGTGGTGCAATGCGCCAGCCAGCCGGTTATAATTCTGGTGGTAAGATCCAAGGTCCTGGAACTGGAACATCTGATAGCATCCCCGCAGTAACAAACAACGGAGCGCCACTTCGCGTAGCTAACGGTGAGTACGTGATTCCTGCTGATGTTGTACAGAAGTTTGGTACTCAGGCCTTTGACAAACTTGTTGCGCAGCATCACATTCCTGCTGACATGCAGCGTGCTATTACAGGAGAAGGTTAATGGCTACCGACTACGCTAAGAAGTATTCAACAGAGAAGATGGCATTAGCCGACACTGTTGTTACTCCAGAAGATGAGCGTGGAGCACAGGCTCTAGCTGTTTCTCCGGAAGATTTGCGAGCATTAGAAGACGCATCTATTGGTGCTGCTCCTGATTCTGTCTACAAAGAAGTAGCAGGTAGAATGGGACAGCGCGGGATGAGCGATTCTCGCGTTCCTTCTGGTATCACTAATCTTGATGCCTTCAATCTACCTGGCTCTCCCAGAACTGGAAACGATCGTTTCACTCCTGTCAAGATGACTGTCAAATCATCTGCTCTTGACATGGGTGATATGATTGATGCTTTCCAGAAATACACCAAAGCAAATGTGGGCATTGCAAAGCTCTTGGAAGAAGCAGGAACCAAAGGAAATGAAGCTAGTGTCGCAGCTGCAAATGCAGCAACACTTGCTGGAGCAACTGACGTCACTGCTATCAATGCCAAAGGCGTTGTGGATGTAGGACGTGCGGCAGCAAATCAGCGAGATATGAATCTGCTAGGTCTTGATTCTGCTGATCCGCAAAGCCGCTTTATCGAACTTCAGCGCCAACGCATGGATGCTGTTAAGGTCAAGAATGCACTTCGTGATCGTATTGACACTGAAGATGCGATCATGATCTATGATGATCCGCTGCGTTGGGCAGTGAATCAGTTCACGCTGCCTGCGCTCAAGACAACCTTCAATGCTGCCTCTCGTAAGGAACAAGCAGCAGCTGATGAAATCTCGCGTACTAATGCTATTGCGGCTTCACGTCAAGCTCTTGATCTGAGTGTTACTGCGGATAGTATCAGCAAGCGTGTTGCTGCTGAAGCTGCACAAGCATCTGCCAAAGCTGCTGTCGAAGCTGCGCGTATCAGCATGCAAGGCATCCACTTGCAGACGCAGACACTCATGCAGCGCAGTGCTGTCAACAACAGCAATCAGCAAGCACGTATCGCAGAAGCTTCGTTGCTTGCCAGGTATACAGAACAAGTGGAGACTGATAAGGCTACTGCCTATCTTGCTCCATTCATTGATCTTGAGAACATGCGCAGGCAGTCGGTTGGTGCGCAACCAATTACTACTGAATCCTTGAAGCTGATGAGCAAGGAACAGAAGGCTGATTTGGTGCAACGTGGTAATCTTGCCGCCGGACAACTTAGTACTTCTCCGGGTGAGACACTACAGTATCTGCGCTATCTTGGCGCTGATGTTGTTAAGACACAACCTGCTCTTGCGCTTACGCTACAGCGGCAGCTCCAGTCGGACGAGTTTCAAACAGAGATGCAGCGCAGGATGATTGAGCCGAAGTTCGCAGCACTTCCATACGATCAGCAACAAGCGACTGTACTGGATGCTGTCTATAGCGCCGAGACTACCAGTAGGCACAAGACTGGAAACTACGACAAGCTGCCAAACTCCAGCCCGTACAAACTAATCTTGGGCAATGCAACTCAGCTTCCAGAATTGAAAGATAATCTCTTTACTCCTGAGATTCAAAAACTACTGGATGGTAAGAAGCCAGGTCAGACACTGACGCCTCAAGAAGTTGAAGGTACTGCTGTTGCGATGATCCTGAGTGGCAAGCATCCGGCAGAAGTTGCAAAGGCGCTGTCAGAATTCAATCGTACACTGGCAGTTGAGCAGTGGAGTCGGTCTGGTGCAGCAGCTGCTGGTTTCGAGCGTCCGAGCGACTACAAGACTTCTACTATGCAAACGAGTGGTGCGCAAGTCGATCAGTACAAACCAGCAGACATTGAGCACTGGTTGATGACCAAGCTGGCTGCACATAATAGCAGAGTACTAGGTATGCAACTATTTGATTATGCAGCCACTGGCGTCAAATCTTTCCAAGAAACCACAGCAGCACAAGTTGCAGCACAGCAGACTCAGTACCAGAAAGATTTGGAAGATGCAAAGAAAGGCACTAAATGAGCGATATGTCTTTTGTAGCTGCGGCTGATACCACCAACATGCAAGCTGGTGGCGCGTCATTCTTTGACAACACTGCCGACCTGATGACAAAAGGCATCACTGGTGCAGTAGTCTCTGGATTGTATGGCATTGCCAATACTGGCGTCGATCTCAGTAACAAAGTGTTTGGCACTGAAATTGATCATGCTGACACTGCTACCACACTTGGCAGCATTGACGATGGCTACGCACAATACTACAAAGATCACAAAGAAGCAATTGATGTTGCTGGCTTTGTAGCTGGTTCCTTGATTCCTGGTGGCTTAGCTGTCAAGGGATTGAAGATGGTACAGACAGGTAATGCTGCTGGTGCCTTCTCTCGCGTGCTTGGATACACAACTCGTATGGAGTCTATGTATCTCAACAAGGCGCTTGGAGAACTAGCAACTGAAGGCGGCACCATCTTCACACGTATTAGTGCTGCAAAGTCTGCTAGCATGGCGTGGGGTGTTGCTGACAATGTCTTACAGATGGCCGCATTTGAAGTTGCTGTTGCTGCTTCCATGAAATCTTCTCCGATGTTGGAAGACAAGGAGTGGAAAGACATTGGCTGGGACATTGTCAAATCTTCCATGATTGGTGGCGCCATTGGTGGTGGGCTCAATGCGCTATTCACAAACAAACTCGTGAAAGATGCTGGCTTGCTAGTTGAAGGCAAGCAGCGCATGTACGACGTACTCAAGGCAACAGGAGACATTGATGTTTCCTTTGGCGATAAAGCATTCGGACTTTCCGATGCGATACTATCGCTGCCAAAAGAAGTACTCGATCCTTCTGTCAAACTTACGCATGGCCGCAAAGATCTTTTGCAATCTCTCGATCTTACTCCGTTGCTAGAGCGGACACTAGGAGATAGTGTCAAGCGCGGAATGACAAAGTTTGAAACTGCGCTGGCAAATGTGTCAGTGACAGACCCGACTATCGGCTTACCACTGGCCAAATCATTTGTCAGCATTGCCAAGGAAGGCATAGAAGCAGGAGAATCTAACGAATCAATTCGTAAGAAGTTGGGTGATCTGCTATTCAATCTCCAGAGCGTGGAAGGTATTGCAGGCAAGCCACTCAATGTTGCGGGTGAACTTCTCTATCTGAACCCGAAGGCAGATATCTTCTCCGGTAAATTGATGACTCAAGAGAAGCAAGCTGGTGACTTCGCGTATCGCGTAATTGGCGACCAGTCAAAAGCAACCATGGGGACGCTTGGCAACGAAGCAGCTACGAAGGATGCACTCTGGAAGAAGGGCTTCGACTTTGCGCTTGACCCGCAAACTAAGACAATCACTGTTTCGCCATTCAGTACCATCTATCAACGCATCAAAGCATCCGAAGCAGACTACACTCCTATGTTCTATAACACTGTCACCCGGCGCACATCGCTGGATACAGTGCCGACTATTGGAGATATGCAAACTGCCGCAGTGCCAATAGTTGCCAACTCAGCTGGTGTAGTTAGTGGCACTGAATCATTTGCATTCAAGACTGGTATCTACAATGAGCCAGCTAATACTATTGAAGCAACTGCTCGTCACTATTGGGCATCGAAGCTTACCAAAGTATTCGGAGAAGTAGACGTTCGGGATATCTCTGTTCTCGATGCACTACTTAAGAATCCTTCGATCGCTGCTCCAGAACTTACTCTTGTGGATCGCGTAAAGCCAGGGAACATTTTGTTTGCTGATCTACTCCGGCAGGATAGATTTGAAAGTTTCGTATTCAATCAAAAGTATACGGAGTTAAACAGACGTTTAACAGAGAGCACTCTAGCTCAGGTGTTCAAAAAATCAGATCTACCGCCGCTAGCTTCGTACCCAGCGGAGTGGACAGTATCTGACTTACGCGATATTGCTTATCGCCTAAATGTCGATGCTGCTTGGATCGACCGTGGTATCAGCCAGAAGTTAGAGAGTGCAGCGATGCGTTATAACGCTGGCACCACTAACTGGATTAGAGACCAAGCAGTCTACGGTGAACGCGAGAATCTTCTATTCCGCTATGACACCAAGTCGATGGACAACGCAGCTGCAAAGTTTCCTGATGCAATCACTGCGTACTACGAGCGTGTCAAGGAAGCACAGACAAGACTTACTGATGTTGCAGATGCGCAGCTTGGATTGAAACATGCCAACTTGCTGCCTGACATCCGCGAGTCATTAACAGCTGCCGCAACTAGCCAAACTGCGGGCGCCACTTACTTGGGCGCTAGCAATGCGAATTACTTCGATCGCTTGAAGTCTGCATTCCAGTACATTGGTCAGCAGACTGGGCTGATTAAGAATGAGCGTCGTACTGCGGCTCTTACAGAGTTGCAGAATCCGATGGTGCGTGTACTCCAGAATCCAGAAGCATCTGCTGAGATTGCTGCTGCATTGCAAGCTGGTCGCCGTCCTCCTGTTGATCCTGAAACTGGCAAGTTAATTTCTTGGAGCCTGTTCAGAGATCCTGTCAGCGGCGATTACAAGATGGTTGATCTTGGCTCATTCCTGCAATATAAAGAAACAGGAAAGATGGAGTTCAAGAAGGTTGTACCGCTGACACAGGATGCGGGTGACTTCTTGAATACATTCCACAGTCTTCATGAGAAGCGTGTAGATGCATATAATGCACTCTATGCTGCACACGGAATGGCTCGCAACTATCCTCCTGAGAGATTGCACTTCCCGCCGGTGGATACGCAGCGCGTACCGTTCTTTGCATTCGTGCGCCAAAGCGATGGTACTATCTTTGGCAGTTCTGACGTTGCGATGATTACTGCTCGCGATGCAGGAGAGCTGCAAAAGAAGGCTGCTCAAGTAGAAGCAATGGGACTACACGTTCAATACAAAGATAATACTGAAGCATACTTCAAAGCTAAGCGTGAATACGACCATGCGATGACAATGAATTCGCCTGCTATCGACAGTGCGCTACGCTCTAAAGGTATGCTCGGTGACTTCATGCCTAACTTCACCCCTGAAGCGGTGATGGAAGACTTCGTGCAGTACACTCAGCGATCAGAAGGCAAACTAGCCAGTGACTTGATTGAAGCAAAGTACGCACAGACATTCACTGAGTTGAAGGATCTTTCTAATCGCTACACTGCTGGACAGACTTCCAAGTTTGAAGGTCTCTCTCGTTTGTTGCAGAAAAGCGTTACCGATCCATTTGGTGATACGATCAAACTTGCACTGAACATCTCCAAGCGCAGCGAGTTCACACTCTGGCATGAAGCTAATGAGTTTGTTGATGCGTTAGGTGTTCGTGCATTCCGTGGAGCAGAGCAAGCATTCCTTGATGCACGCGAAGGTAAGATCAATTTTGAAGATGCTAACGCACACCTTGCAAAGTTTGGTCTTAGCGCACCATTCAGAGATGAAGATGCGTTCATAGCAGCGAAGGCAGGTCAAGATAGAAATCTATTGAAGACTGCTATCCACAAAGCAAACTCAATTATCGCAGCTGGTATGTTGCGTCTTGACTTTGCTAACTCTCTTCTCAACATGATCAGTACACCTATCACGTTGGGTATGGAAGTGAGCAGCATTAGAAACTCGCTGAGGAAAGATCCTGAGCTCTTTGCTAAGTTCAATTCGCAACTGCAAGAAGTAGTGCCAGACACGGCACTTGTTATCCCTAGCACCACTCGGTTGATAGCTAATGCGATCGCGGCCCTTGCTAAGGGTAACTCGCATAATGAGTTCATGCAGCGCTTCAGAGCTATCGGTGCTGTCAAAGGACAAGCTGCTATCTTCCATGACATGATCGACGAACTGTCACTCACTCCTAAGCTGATACCTTCTGAGTATGCAGCGAAGGTTGACAAGTGGGTAGAGAAGGGCGCCACATGGACTGGTAATAACATGGCGGAGGATTCTACTCGCTTCGTCACATCCCATGTAATGATGCAGATCACTGATCCGCTAGTTGCAAAGGGAGCGATGACTATCCAAGAACAGAATGCCTACATCTCGATCTTTACGAATCGTGTGCAGGGTAACTACATTGCTTCCCAGCGACCAATGATCTTTCAGGGAACCATTGGTGCAGCGATTGGCTTGTTTCAAACGTACCAGTTCAACATGTTCCAGCAGCTTCTCAGGCATATTGAGAACCGTGACATGAAGACTATCGCTATAGCTGGTGCATTGCAAGGTACACTGTTCGGTGCTAATGGATTGCCATTCTTCCAAGCAATCAATACGCACATCATTGGTAGCGCATCTATCAATGCAGGACATAAGGATGCTTACTCTTACGCTACGCAAGCGATTGGTAAGCAGTACGGTGACTGGTTGATGTATGGAACTGCATCTGCATTCCCATTGTTTAGCGAGCAAGCTCCTGCACTATGGACTCGTGGCGACTTGAATCCTCGCGGTACTTTCGTAATACCTACTTCGCCATTAGATGTACCAGCGATTGGAGCATCGTTAAAAGTAGTGAATGCAGTGCTGGGAATGGCACAGCAAGTATCGAAGGGTAGCAACATGAAGGATGCGCTGCTATTTGGTCTTGAACACAATGGTGTTAACAGACCGCTAGCAGGACTGGCACAAGTGCTATCAGGAAATGTCACTACTTCGAAGGGCAATCTGATTGCTGCTTCTGGTGATTGGCTCAGCATTGCAACAGCCAGTCGCTTGCTTGGTGCAAAGCCAATGGATGAGAGCATCGCACTAAATACGATGTATCGCTCGTCTGCGTATCAGGCAATGGATAAAGAAAGACTTGATGCCCTTGGCACTGTAGTGAAACAGAAGTCAAGAAACGGAGAACCTATCACGCAAGAGGATTGGATTGATTTCCAAGGCCAGTACGCAGCTAGTGGTGGTAGAATCCAAGGATTCGGAGCAGCGATGCGGCGCTGGGATAAAGCTGCTAAGACTTCGCTGGTGGATGAAATGATGAAGCATTCACAAACAGCAGCAGGGCAGCGATTGAACGAAGCAATGGGCGGTGATCCACTACGAGATTACGCTGCCAATGCTGAATCGCCAACACCTTAGAATTCGCAGTGCCATACGACTCGCCTGCCAGTTACCTTCACAGGGCTGGCAGGCATTTTTTCATCCTCTCCTCATGTTACCTTGCCACACAGCTTCATCGAAGTGAGAGACAAGAATCCCCAGCAGATCTGGTGCTGTCCAAGTATCCGGCTTCTTAACTTTGCCGTGCTCGTTCTTAGTGTAAGTACCATCGGCATTGAGCTTTGCCATATTTGATCGCTGCACTTCTGCAAATAGCGCATCGACTGGTACGTTGAACTTAAGCAGCGTCCAGAGGATAACGTAGATGGTATCAACTGCACCATCTACAAACTCCACTAGATTCTCCATGCTTTGGCTGACTTCCAACTTGTTGAAGCCATCGAACATCTCTCTGATTTCTTCTTGAATCAGTTTAGACGCTAGTTCAAAGTCGGCAGCAGAGATACGTTCTTGACGATTTCGCGGTAGCTGATCGAATGCAACCATGAATGCCAGAACACTTTTCGACATGCCATCCTCTAGGCTGAGAGTCCTAGAGATAATACTACAGAGTGCCTGCTTTTCTGGCGACATCATGGGAAGCACTCCCAATCGTTAGCAAGCAAATCAGAGTTGGAAGGACTCCAGACTCCACAGCTGCCATCAGCGTAGCGCATATCAATGTGCGCACGATAATGAATGTCTGTGTCTAGTGCGAAGATGCCTAGCAATGGCGGCCGACTGACTTTAAACTCACTTGATGGCACCATGTAAACAAACATGTCTTTGCCATTCCAGCCAGTGCGTGTTGCACGCATACCCATCTTGACCAGTTGCAGTGCCGCGCTGAAATCAAGAAACCTTCTTGGTGATTGTGGTTGTGCCACATCTGTGAATACATCTTTGCCTTCTGTTTGGCTCATGACTTATACTCCTTACCTCTGAGAATTTCAAAGTTGGTGAATGGGGAAGTGCGAGACATTGGTTTCTGTTTCGGTAAGTATCCATCCTTTCCACTAGAGTTTCTGACTACTTGAATTTTGTCTGCTTGTTGCAGATTGATGAGCAGGACTCCTAACTCACTGGGTGAATTAAGATCCATTTGTACGACTTTCCATAGATCCTGCGAAGATTTGGCATCCCTCGCAGAATATAGAACTTGCATGATCTTGTTTGCTGCCTCAGAATTCTTGCTCTTGCCGAGTTCACCAATCGCCTTAGGCATTGTAGTTTCTGCGTAAGTAAGTATTGTGTTAGCATGGAGCACATCCCTTACAGTAATCCTGGTGGAGAGTCTAGCAGCGCAGCATACAAGACAGAGTTTAATCAGGTGCGTGAATCGTCTAGTACTATAGTGTTTGAAGCGCTGATCTTCCATTTCAGGCCAGCCCTTATACACTAGATCTAATGCACCTTCTGCATCTGTTTCCATAGTTACAGGGCCTACACAAACGCTTCGCATCTGCATCAGGTACTGAACTATCTGTTTGGTTAGATCCTCGGATGGCTCTTTTGGAAAAGTAACCTTGACACCGCTGGGTTCTGCATGTATGAGTATAAGTCGGGACATGAATCCCTGTCCAATACTTGCCAGTGGAAAGCAATCCGCAAAAGAACTAGGCGTGTTTCCGGCAAGAATACTAACGGTCGGTTGATATATACTAACACTCTTAGAGTTCTTGAGTCGTTGTTTGTAAGGCCGCGTAGGTTCGTCCCAGTCCCACAGCTCTCCAAGTAACGATTGAAATCCGATATTACCACTGCCAATGAAGTTGTTAAATTCATCTGCTGCGATGAACATTTCTCGTGGCGTGCTATCTCCTTCAGCACTCTCTGATCGTAGCTTAAGGGACGCCAGAATGTCAATGCCGCTGCGCTTCTTTGTGCCAGATTCTTCAGGGGCGCTATCATCATTTGTATCTCCCTCTTGTAGGTCAACTAAGAACTTCTCCATGCTAGTTTTCTGTGCAGAGAAACTATCGTAACCTGCTAGTCCTATCAGTTTCGCGGCCCGTTTAATTGCTGTTGATTTACGAGTTCCAGGATCGCCAACAAACATGATATAGTGATTAGCGAATAACCTACCGCTTCCAAAAGGGAACCAAAGCTGCCGCCCCAGTAAAGCTCCGATGCAGCCAATAAGACTCCACCTGTGAAACACAGCAGGGGGCTCAGTACCATCAACATACTGGAAGTAGAGGTCGAAAAGATTGGCTTCATGTCTATCTCCTAGTTGAGTTACTTTAGCGCTGACCATCTATCGGCTCCTGCTTTTAGATCGGTCGGAATTACCATTACTCTAGAGATGCCATCAGCACCTACTACAGTGACTGCTGTGTTCATCATCAGTCGCACTTCATTAGGGTCGAATTCTGGCCTATATTGAAATAGGATCGAATCATGAATCTGGGCCTTAACACGGACTTTATCTCTGAACTTACCGTAGACAGTCTCTCGCCATATTGCGTACCACTCTCGGTTAATAATCGAGACTGACAGATTCTGAGGACCGTGAGCAACTGCTGCGTTGAGTGCAGGCTTATTTCTTTTGCTAGGCTTTCCGAAGAAGTAGCGAGTCCAACCAAGCGGAGAAACAAGTTTCGACGTACGATCAATTGTGCTGATGATAGTGTCATAGAACAATCCTTTCACGCGCGGGTAGGTGACATTGTAGCGATCCAGCAAAGTAGCGCAGACTTTTAGCAGCGAATAGAATGCTGGCAGTCCAAGCAGGCGCTTTGCCTTCGCTACTAACTTAGGCCCCATGGTGTCAAGCATCACTTGCTCGCCCATGTTGTAGTTAGCACCGTGATTCGTTCGCTTGCTCAAGTCCCGTAGATCTTTGTCAAGGACTGTCTTGTCCTCTTCACGATAGATTTGCTCATATGAAGTACCGAAGAATTCCGCAGCATTCCAAGAGTGGTAATCGTGGGAGGATTCCACCAGATCAATAAGCTTAGTTTCCCCTGACATATAACCAACGCAACGGGCTTCTGATTGTGCCTTATCGGGTTCAGCGAGAAGCCAGCCGGTATCTGAACAGAAGAACTGTTTGATAATATCGCCGCGAGGAATGACCTGAATGCTATCGCCACACCAGAAGGCAGAAGATTTACTTGCGCTTCGTCCAGTATCAGTACCGGCTGGGTCGATTGCATAATACCACCTTCCATTCCACAGTTTGTCAGGATCGAGATACGAAGAAATTAACTTCGCTGCTTTCTTATAAGAGACCAGCATTCCGAGGATGTGATCATTTAGTGGCGATGCTGCTCGCGCCTTAAGCATAGAAGCGGCCGCCGTATCAGGGAGACTTTCACAGCCAAGCAGTGTGAATAGTTTCTTCATCTGTGGCGGCGAGCGAGGATTGAAGTCTGGTGCTGATAGGATATTTCGCGCCCTTTCGAGCAGTGCTTCAGCTTCCTTTTCCTTCTCAGCCCTTACTCTCATGAATTCATCGTAATCAATTTTCATCCCTTCCAGCGCACAGTTCAGCGAAGGAAAGTTCATTGGGAATTCGATGAGATAATTTGTAGCTACGTACTCTGGAATCTCCTGCATCATAGAGAGAAACGAGTTAACTGTAGCCCAGCAGTCTAGTGCATTGTATCGAAACAAATCCTCCAGACTGCCAGTTCTTCCGTCGTCTTTCCAGTATCGTTGCTTTCTGAGTGTGTAGCTTGCGATGAAGTCGAGTCGCTTGGGGAACTCTGAGTACCAACAATGCATAAGTGTGAGAGTGTCCCACAGCCAGTTGTCGGGCAGACAGTTCCATCGAGAAAAGTAAGTATTGTCGTATTGTCCGTTCTGAAATATCTTAGCTGACTTGCTCTTATTAGCCCGTTGGACAAAACGCCAGGCCCATACTGAGTTAAAGTGAACGACGAAACATCTTGTTTCTTTGGTGGCAAATCTGTATGTAGCATAGCCGACACACGTGATTCGACGGTCTTCATCACCGGGTGTTTCGATATCAATTGCAAGGAGATCCGCTTCTTCAATCGCTGCGAGTGCTTCATCTTGTGTATGCTCGAAGACTTGCTTCCACTTAAAGTCAGTTTGTTTCCACCACTTGTTCGGCTGTGTCAGTTTACTAACATAGCGATTCAAGACATGGCGCTCGAACGGAACAGTGGTTAGTCGTTCAAGCGGATTGATAACTATCATGGGAATACCATACGGCAGATCTATCCACGATCCTGCGTAGTCATCCAGCGTGATAGCGCGCTTTGAATTCGGTGGGATGTAATCTGGTAACGCTCTGAGTCCTGCTTCTAGCAGCGAACGCTGCGAGCAAATGACTGCGTCAAACTTCTTAGCCTTGCAGATGAGAGAAATCTCTGTGGCGTTCTCCCTACGTTGGAACGTAGTTGCTATCTGATGCCCTTGTAGCGCAGGTAGCTTGGAGAAAGAATCCAAGAAGGATTCATCCCCGTTATAGGAATCACCACAGAGAAGTATTTTCATGCTTTAGGCAATCGTCACGTTGCTGATGACCGGGTAGAACTTGTCCGAATCTTCCTTGTCAGCACGGCGCTTGACAGTAGCCGTGATGATGAGATCCTTGCAAGTCTCCGTGACCAGCTTGCCAAGATTGGCTTCGT